CCACAAATTGGTCGGCTCATCTTGATTTCATGAAGATGGGTAAATTTATTGCAATTGATTACACACTTGTTGATATACCTGCTGCTAAGATAGACAGCAATATCTTTGTTGCAAACACGAAATGGGCGCAACCGCTTGAAGCAGATTTTAAGAAGCGCCTGCAAAAATTTAGATCTAGTTATGATATGCCTAAACAATGGGCGCTTGAACTTTCAAAAAAGTGTATTGATCAATTCTCTAGAGAAGCAATACTCATGCAGTATAATGATCTTATAACAGCGTTGGAGATCAAATAGATGATAACTGCTATCGTAGCAATCGCATTTATTATGCTATTATCAGTGTTAGGTGGATCAATTTATCTAAACTACAAGCTGGGTAAGACAATGCTGATAATTCAAGATAAAATTGAAATATCTTTGGATGAACTTGATCAAATTTACGGAAGAATCAGTAAGATATTAGATATACCTGTATTTTTTGACTCAGTTGAAGTTCGTCAAGTTATAGCAGACATTGATAATGCACGTAATGTTGTGCTTAAGATTGCAGATAGTTTATCTAATGTAACGAAGGATGAAGATGATACACAAGAAGAAAATTAGTAAAACTTCATCCGGAGGCGGATTAAAGCTTTATTTTCATGCAGGAACACACGACGCAATTGTTAAATTTCAAAGTGAGAAAGATAACAGTTCACGGGAAGTCATTTATGTTCAAGAGATACTACCTGCATTTGACAAGCTTGTTGAAAATTTAATTTTTATACAGGGCTTCAATATCAGTCACGGCAATTTTGATGACTTAAAAACAGATTGTGTGACTTTCTTGTTTGAGACCCTTAAGAAGTTTGACGCGTCCCGCGGAACAAAAGCATTTAGTTATTTTAATGTTGTTGCTAAAAACTGGCTCATTGTTAAAAGTCGACAACGTGCTAAATCAGCAAAGCGCATGTGTAGCATTGATGATAAAGACGCGATTAGCGAGATTAATCTGCTAGATCTTGACAACTACGCAGTTACTCAAAATCAAGATGCGAAGCTTATCAAAGAAGATGCTAGCGTCAGCTTGTTCATGTTGCTCGAAGATATTAGATGTGATATGACATGCGAAAATGAGATCAAGTGCATTGAAGCGATTAGAAAGATTTTTAATGACATAGACGATGTTGAAATCTTGAATAAACGTGCAATATTTGTCTACGTTAGAGACATCACAGGATTATCGCCTAAACAATTATCAATTGCAATGTCTAGTATTAGAAAGAAGTACAAAGAGCTTATGCATACTGGCGAATATGATATTTTCTAAATAAGGAATAAGAATGTCTGATATTAATAAAACACTTAATTCGCTTGACGAGAAAGATAAAAAGATCAAGCAATTTTCTGACATTCTTGATGAGTTAGCGTCAACAGAAGATAAGAAAAAGCTTTTATGGAAAGAGATATACCAGAATGCTGTCAACGATCGAGAGAATGCAGGAATTCTTTTCACAGACACTCTGATGCAGATTAAAGGCAACGCAGCAAATCACAATATTCTCGGTCCTGTTGTTGTCAAGTATATCGAAAGAATGTCACGTGCAAATGACCAGATTTTAAAACTTGCTGAACTTATTGCACAAGAAGAATCAAAAGAAATGAGTATGGATTCTATCTACGATAAGATCGGTGACAATTAATGTCAATTTTTACAAGAGCAGCAGGTCCGTTTGTCATCCCCAACAATTCAAGTGATTCACAGACCAGCCAGCAAAACACATCGGGACAAGCAGCATTTATCACTGCTAAAGTGATAGATTTTATTTCTGATCCCAAGACATTAAGTCAAAGTAAAATTGACTTACTTAAAAGTTCTGCTACAAATAGTGCTCTTGTTAATTCAATGCCAGTTAATTCGATTTGGTGTCAAATAATTGAATCAAATCGCCTAGATCAGCATATTGCATATCCATTTTTTCCTGCTCACCTATGTTTTCCAATAAAACCTGCAGAGCAAGTATGGGTTTTCTATTCAGCACCAGATCAAGTCTACTATTGGGTTTGTCGAAAACCCGGCGATTATATTTCTGAAGATGTCAACTACACACACATTGATAGGATTGTAAATCGGCCGACATCAGAAGGCGCCCCAGGTATTGAACCGCAGAAAAGCGCCAAAGATGCATACAACGGTGTAAGCAGTGCTGCCCCGAATTTTCCACAAGGCAAAACAGACAGTGTGTATGATAAAACATCGGGTAAGTTCTTTGATGATGCAAACATTATCAAGCAATCACAAGAATATAATGAAAATTTTATTCAAGAAGCTGTCCCAAGATTAGTTAGACAGCCCGGTGACTTTGTGATGCAAGGTTCCAACAATTCAACAATAGTCTTGGGATCATCCGAAAATATATCAGGAAAGGGTATCGTTGATATTGTCGCCGGGCGATTGCTAAAAAACAATGCTGTTACAAACACGCGCGGATATAAAGAAGTTGATAAAACAAGAACTGCATTGTCAGACGGTCAAACAGATCTCATAAACGACGATGCTCGTGTCTATCTTGGAATGAACGAAGATGCTGACACAAGATTTCAAGTTAATATCGAAGGAATCCCAGGCAGCGGAACAGCATCATGTGCTGTCATCAAGGGTGACCTTGTTAGACTGCTGGGCAATGGTAATGTTAAGATTACATCGCAAGCTTCAGGAGCAAGTGTCGTCTTACAAGAAACAGGTGACGTTATTGTTGTGCCAGGAAGCGGTGGAAAAGTTTATCTTGCAGGTACTGATTCTAATCAAGCATATTTGAGATATGATGAATTTAAACAAATTATTAATGCTTTTATCCCATCAGCAATAGGCTACAACGAGTCTGAAACTTTAAAAAATAGTGATGGTGTTCTTGCAAACGATCCTATTGCGTTAGCTAAACAAGCAGAATTAACACAACAGCTCCTACTCATTAATCTCATACCCACACTTCTTAATAGAATACAGTCAACAAAGATCCTAGGAACTTGATAGACGCATACTTATAACACGAGATGGCAGAAAGAAGCTTTAAAAATATCGGCACGACGACCACACTGTTACAGGTTACACGCCCGGCTGCGCAAACTTTTCCTATTGGAATAAAGACACCAATGGAATTCGGGGGAAACGGTAATCCCTATAAGATGCATACGACAGTACCTGAACAGGTCAATGATAATCTTCGTAATATGATTTTGACTAATCGTGGCGAGAGAATAGGAAAATATGATTATGGTGCAAATCTTCGACAAATTTTAGCAGACTTTGCAACCAACACTGACGTTGAGACTTTTGCCATGCAATCCATAATGGCAACTGTTGAAAAATATATGCCGTTTATTTCACTTGACACGTTTGAGATGAAAAATTTGCCATCAACAAGAAGCGCTCAAGCAAAATTCCAGATAGACATTGGGTATAGCGTCTCTAAAATTGGCGCAAATAACCAGAAACTTAAAATAATACTCGAGGTAATGGGATAATGGCCACGACACTGCAGCAAAAGTTAAAGCAACGTCGACAGCGATCATATCTTGGAAAAGATTTTGATAGTTTGCGTGATAATCTTGCAACTTATGCAAAAAACTATTACTCAGACCAGATTAAAGACGTTTCTGAGTCATCTGTTGCAGGTATGTTCATTGATATGGCAGCTTATGTTGGTGACAATTTGTCATATTATTTGGACTATCAATTCAATGAACTTAGTCTTGAATCTGCCGTAGATCCTAATAATATTGATAGACTGATTAGACGCGCCGGTGTTAAGTACGGCGGCGCGGCGCCTGCAATTGTAACGATAAATTTTTATGCAATTATTCCTGCAACTTTTATTAACGGTGTGTATACACCAAATACACAGTACATGCCAGTCATACTATCAAGTACTCAAATGAAAGCCAACTCCGGCATCATATTTGAGCTTACTGAAGATGTTGATTTTGGTAAACTGAATTCAAATGGAAATCTTGTTGCAACATACCGAATATTTTCACAAGACGTAAGCGGAAATCCAACAAAATTTGTTGTGAAAGCGAATGGGCTTTGCTCATCAGGTAGAGTCACGTCTGAGAGATTTACAATTGATAGTAATTTTATTCCATTTAGAAAGATCACACTCTCAAACCAGAATGTTAATGAAATAATTGGCATAACAGACATAGATGGAAATCAATATTATGAAGTTGAGTCACTTACACATGATGTTGTGTTTAAAGCACGCACAAATATCACATCAGACTCAGATATAGTTGAAGATGCGCTAACAATTATTCCTGCGCCCCGACGTTTTATTTCTGAGAATAGTAGAGTTTCAGGAAAGACTACAATTACATTCGGGTCAGGTGACGCAGATTCTCTCGATGACGATATTATCCCCGATCCATCAGAAATTGCTTTGCCGCTTTACGGTTCAAATAAGATATTTAAAAAAGCAACAATTGATCCTAATGCGTTGTTAAAGACAAGAAGCTTAGGTATGTCACCTACAAATACCACGCTAACAGTCTCGTACCGCTACGGTGGCGGTCTGAGTAACAATGTCGGCGCAGGCACAATTAATTCAATATCACGTCTTTTACATAGATTTCCACCGTCAGCACCCACTAGCATCGCTTCAACTATTAGAGCAACATTTGAAGTTGATAATACAGAAACGGCAGTCGGGGGTGAGGACGCATTGTCGCTTGAAGATTTGAGAGCAATTGCATTAAGTTATGCAAATTCTCAAAATAGAATTGTTACCAAGCAAGACGCTGCTGCTAGAGTCTATACAATGCCATCAAATTTTGGCAGAGTCTACCGCGTTGGATTTAGACCCAACCCTGTTAATGCTCTTGCAACTTTGATGTATGTCATAAGCAGAAATAGTAGTGGACAGCTTATTCTCTCTAGTGACACACTAAAGATTAATCTTAGTAAATACCTCAACGAGTTCAGGCTTATATCAGACGCGCTCGACATCGTTGATTCACCAGTCATCAACTTGAAATTGAATTATAGTGTTACGCTATACTCAACTGCAGTTAAAAATACAACATTGCAGATAATTAATCAAGCACTTAAAGATTACTTCAATATCAAAAATTTCCAAATAGACCAGTCGATAATACTGTCAGATGTCACTAATATCTTACTCAATACAGACGGCGTGATGTCTGTAGCAAATATTACATTTTCAAGTGTAAGCGGTAATTTGAATGGTGTTGAGTACAGTGAAGTAATTTTTAATGTTGAACAAAATACAACTAACGGGTTGCTTGTTCCTTCACCGGGCGGTATCTTTGAAATTAGATATCCAGATTTTGATATAGTTGGTAATACGACCTAGGAGATTGAATGTATTTAGCTCTATCAGCAAGCAAAGATGCTTATATCACCAACAAGATCATTGGATCATCATTTCGTGCAACTGATGCGAATCTTGGACAAGCAGGTACATTAGATCTCTTTAAGCTATATGATGAAAACAGCATTGTAGGTGAGACAAATCCGACCGAATTATCAAGAATTCTGATTAAGTTTGATTATAGTAAACTTTCAAATTTAATGTTGACAAAGCTAGATATTAATGATGCATCTTTCAAGTGTAATCTCGTGTTAAGCGACGTGTATGGCGGTCAACCCACACCCACTAATTTTAAGTTGATTGCTTTCCCATTATCAAGAAGCTTTGATGAAGGTGTCGGACGTGATGTAATTGGATTTAGAGATATTGACGTGTGCAATTTTTTGACTGCGTCTGTATCGACAGGTAATGTTGAAAAATGGTATGTCACAGGAGCTGATAGCAAAGGCTTCCTAGGCTCCAGCAATATTGATATTATTTCTAGCGGTAATCTCAATGATGGGAATGGAATTGTAAATTTATGGCGTGAGCAGATATTCGTATCAGGCGAAGAAGATCTAAATGTTGATATTACAAGAATTGTATC